TCATGAGGTGATGTCGTGCAGGTACGGGGCGACTTCGTCCGGCACCGGCTGGGGTGGCGGTGGTGGTTCCAGCTGCTGGTGCCGCATGTAGCCGACCAGAGAGCGCGCCCACCCGGCCAGGTAACGGATCGCGTAGTCCTGCGCCGTGATCCGCGCCCGGTCCTGCCGGGACGCTTCCTTCTGCTCGGCCAGCTCCGTCTTCACCTCGCCGAGGCTGTTCCGCAGCTCGCCGACGATGGTGGTGAAGTCGTCCCGGCGTTGCTGCCCGCGCGGTTGCCGCCGGCCGACGATGGCCGTGGCGATGCCGCCCACGGCCGTGACGGCGGCGACGGCGAGGGCGGACAGCGCGGTCAGCATTTCAGGTCTCACGCGGCGACTCCGATCGTGCAGAGGGCTCGTCCCAGCCGATCGCCACGAGGCAGACCAGGCCGAACGCGCCGAAGAGCGTGGCGACGACCCACCCGCGGGGGGATTCGTCGAGCGGCCACCACGAGACGAGGTAGGCCATGGCCCAGGCGGAGGCGATGAGCCACACCGCGAGGAAGCCGGGCCAGTCGTGCGGCTGCCGTAGCCAGGCGCAGGCTAGGGCGATCAGGCCCGCCGCGATCCACGCCCATCCCCAGGCGTCCAGGGACATGGCCTTGAGGAGCAGGCTCAGGCCGTCGCGGTCGCCGGTGGGCTGGACGACCTGCCCGGCGCCGTAGCCGACGGCCATGATCCCTTTGAGGGAGAGCAGCGCGCCGCGGCGGCCCAGCCGCTTGACGAGCCGCCGGACCGCCGCGCGCATCAGACCCCCGAAGCTGTCGACGCGGAGTTCTTCGTGCCGACCAGGCGGGCCAGCACACCCTTGACCAGGGTCACGACGGCGGCCCCGCCGCCGATGGCGACGCTCTCCCAGAACGACGCGGACAGCATGTCGGCAGGGCCCGCCGCGAGGGCGACCGTGGTGGACGCGCCGAGGAACGTCCAGATGATCCGTTCGATGAGGTCGACCGCGTAGGTTCTCGCGGTCTTCACGACGGTCTCGGCGGCGGGCAGGTTGATGTCAGCCATGGGTCACTTCTCCTTGGTCTTGGTGAGCTGGGTGACGAGGTCGGTGAGGTTCTTGACCTGCTTCTCCAGGTCCTTGACCTTGGTGTTGGCCTGGGCGCTGTCGGCGCCCGCCCACCAGAGGACGTCCTTGACCTCGACGTACTTGGTGCCGCTGGTGCGCGGGTCGTCGATCTTGTAGGCCATGACCGCCTCGGCGATCTCCTTGGCGCTGGGCATGCCGTCCTCCTTCGGGGGCGTCTGGGGGGTGCTGGGCTTCGAGGGCGCGTCGGCGCTCCATGAGGCGGGGTGCTTGAGCCGCTCGGCGACGCGGGCACGGATCCCGGCGTGGCCGGGGTAGCCGGGGCCGCGGGGGTCGACCTTTCCGGGCTGCCACTCGGCGTGCGCGATGACCGAGATGGCTTCCTTGCCGTCCTTGTTCCAGCCGTGCGCGCGCAGCAGGGCCGTCGCAGCGCGGACCATGGCGTCCACCTGGGCGGCGGGCCACGGGTCCTTGTTGTCGCCGAGGTTCTCGCACTCGAAGCCGTAGAAGTGCCGGTTGCCGTCGGTGTTCGCCTCGTTGTCCGCCGGGATCGGCTTCTCGTTGATGACGGCCTGGAGCACGTCGTCGTCGCCGAGTCCGGCATGGTTGGCGCGGCCGTAGCCGACGACGTGGACGCGGCCGTCCTTGGTGATGACGCCGTGGCAGAGCGGGCCGGGCAGCCCCTCGTAGCCCTTGCGGCAGGTCTCCACCGTGTTGGCGCTGCCCTTGGTCACGGTGTGGTGCAGCAGGACGCCGTGTACGGGGCCGAAGGGGCCCTTGCTGTTGCGGTTGTGGGAGGCCGGGGACTTGCCGTTCGTCTTCACCTCGACGACGGTCAGGCCCTCGGCGCGCAGTGCGGCGAGGAACCCCGCATACGACAGTGGTGTGGCCATGTGGCCTCCAGACATGGGAAAGCCCCCGGCGGGCGGGGGCTAGTGGGTGAGGCGCCGTCAGGACGCTGCCTCGTACATGAAGGTCATGCGGAGCTGGGACCCGGAGGCCAGGGTCTCGGGCATCGTGCCGCTGACGAAGTCGATGCGGGTGTTGGTCGCGCTGATGTTGGAGAACGCGGCGAACTGGGTGGCGCCAGGGGAGAGGACCAGCTGGCCCTGCCACCGGTTGGACGCGGTGAGGATCTGGCACGTCCCCACGAACGAGGCGCCGGCGTTCGCGGCCGTGGCGGGCAGGGACCAGTTGTAGGCGCCGCTGCCCCACGTCGTGGTCGATCCGCCGGTGACGTTGACGTGCCCGAACACCATGCGGCCGATCTTCATGTACCGGCCGGTGAGGGTGCCGTTGTTGATGTTCGGGTTGGACGACGACGTCCACGTCGGGGTGTAGGAGGTCCAGGCGCCGAAGAAGGTGTTGAACTGGTCGCGGATCTCCTGGTTCATGGTCGCGGCGGAGACCACCTCGCCGACGACCCAGGTGCGGGGTGCGAACGTCATGCCGGGCTCGTCAGCGGTCCGGGGTCGGGCGCGCCGACGATCGGCTTGTCGGGGTTGGCCGGGTCTTCGGGGTTCCACCAGTTCCGCAGGGCGGGCTTGAGTCCCAGCAGGGCGGCCTCCACCGCGGCGACGTCGGAGGGGAAGATCAGGGTGCACCAGCCCCAGCCGCACTCGGTGCACGCGTAGCGGGGGTCGGTCGGGGAGACGACCTGCGCGGAGCCGCAGCTGGTGCAGTCGGCCAGCCACCGGTTCTGGTTGATGCGTGCGAAGTAGACGTCTTCGACGGTGCCCTCCGGGGGGAGGGTGCGCCGGCCGAGACGCCACTCGATCCACTTCCAGACGCGCTCGGCGGCGGGCACATCGGCCCACAGGTCCGCGGGCTGGGACGGCGGCGGGGTGTAGAACGCCTCGGCTCTGACGACGGCGATGGGCATGCAAGGCTCCTAGTAGGCGAGGCGGGTGGTGAAGTCGAGGACGCTGTAGGTGGCGTCGTCCAGGACCCAGACGCTGTCGTTGTTCGTCGCGCTGGTGTGGAACTGGAAGAGGTGCGAGCGCTCTTTGATCGTCTCGGTGTAGCCCTCGACGGTGACGCGCATCCATGGGGCGGGCGCCTGCGCGGGCAGGTTCGTCACGGAGAAGTACGTGGAGATGTCGGCATCGAGGATGTCCAGGTAGTTGGGCATCGTGTACGCCTCGACCGGTACCTCGCGCAGCTCCGGGGCGGGGTTGGCGTAGCGGGACACCAGCCAGTACGCGGCGTCCAGCACCGAGTTGTCGGAGGTCTTGAGCATGGACAAGTTCTGCTCGTACTCGCCGAACGCGAGGATGCTGGCGGGTGCGGTGACGCGCTGGGAGGCGCCGCCGGGCCGGTTGACGTCGGCGACGTTGACCAGCTTCTGGTCGTCGTCGGCGATGCTGATCCCGGGCTCCAGGTCGGCGTAGTCGATGGTGAACGTCTCCGACATGGGGTCGGGGTTGTAGCGCACGTCACGGGACTGGTAGGCCAGCCCGTACCAGTCGCGTTCGGCGAACAGCCGGCCGGACTCCGTGGCCTCCACCTCCCGCAGCCGCGCCACCACCGACGATCCGCCCGGGCCCTGGGAGGCGATCGGGTCGTGGGTGCTGCCCCACACCGTGACCGACGGCAGGCCCGCGTACCCGGCGAGGCGTTGCACGCGTTCGTCCGCGGCCTCCCCGGCGTAACCAGTGGTGCCGGCCGTCCAGTGCCCGACCGCAGTGGGGCCGGCGGAGACGGACAGCGTGGAGTGGATCGCGACGTGGGCGATGCTGCCCGCCCACAGGCGGGTGTTGCGGTAGCCGCCGACGTGCAGGACGCGCTCACCCCACCGGCGGGAGACGGCCAGCCCGGAGTCGACGAGGGCGCCGTCGATCCACACCTTGCCTTCGCGCTGGTCGTAGACGACGTGGTGCCAGTTCCCGTCGGCCAGCGTGGTGGGGCTGCTCACCGCCTCGGTGGTCAGCGGCCCGCCTTCCATGGCCCACTCGATCTGGAGGCCGCCGCCTGCGGCGATGGACAGCAGGTGCTGGTCGGCGCGGTCGGGGGTGTGCACGCCGAGGATGCACCGGCCGGTCGTCGTGGTCTGGAACCAGGCCTCGAAGCACAGGTACTGGTACATCGGAGGATCCTCGAACTGCGGGCCCAGGTCGACGCTGAGGTACTTGCCCTGCGTCGCGGTGCTCGGAGTGAACAGCGGGGCCTGCTCGCCGGTCTCCGCCGGGCCGGATGCCGCGCTCATGGTGAGGGTGCCGCCGCTGCCCGCCTGGGTGATGGCCAGGGCCGGGGCGCCGTAGCCGCCGATGTCGCCGGCGCTGGTCGCGTCGTCGTCCTCGGCCAGCGGGTAGTACACCATCGGCGCCTGGGCGAGGATCTCCTGCGCCAGCATCGACCGCAGCACGGGTAGCTTGTTGAGCCGTTTGAACAGGTCGGTGCAGGTGATGGAGACGTAGCTGGTCAGGCCCTCCCAGTCGACGGGGAATTCGTTGACCATGCCGTAGAAGCGGGGCCGGACGGTGGCGCCGACTAGGTCCCACTCGACGTAGTCCGAGGCGCCGCCGGTGCGGGTGGTGGGGAACTCCACGGTCACCTGCTGCGCGGCCACCCACGCCGGTGCGGCGAGCGTGCGGCGGACCGTCCATCCGAACCCGTCGCCGGACGTCTCCCAGTAGACGGTTCCGGACGTCTCGCGGATCCGCAGCCAGGCATGGCTGATCGGCGAGTACGTGAGGCTGACGGGGGTGGCGTCGCTGTAGCCCACCTGGTTCTCTGCGGTGAGCTGGCCCGTGACGGGGTTGTAGCGCCAGCCCAGCCGGGTGCCCGCGGTGGTCGAGCTGACGGTCATCGAGGCGTAGGCGGACGACGAGCCTCCCGCGGCCGGGGCCTTCGCTAGCCGCGCGGTGATCTGGCTTCCGGCGAGCGTCCACTGGCGGGCGCTCTGGTAGCCGGCGTTGCCGGACGTCGACACGGGGATCCGGGCGCGGCCGTCGACCTCGGTGGCGCCGCCGTAGTTCGTCGGCCACAACGTGGTGTCCACGCGGTCGTCGTCGAAGTCGTCGCCGAGCATCTCCAGCGGGTACGGCGCCGACCCGGTCGGCGCCGGCATGACGGCCACGCTGATCCGGATCGGGGCGCCCCGGCGGACGTAGGGGTAGTACGGGCTGGACGGGTTGCCGGGGGTCAGGGCTCCGTCGGCGTTGTCCAGGCGCAGCGTCGCGGTGCCGGGCTGGGTCTCGGAGCGTTCATCCGAGGCGCCGCGGGTGATGGTCACCCCGCGGCCCATGTCGGTGCGGCGGGAAATGTCCGTCCACGTGATGGTGCTGGGGTACTGGACCAGCCCACCCCAGCCCATCTCGACGATCAGCGGCACCGCTACACCCCTCCCAGGTTGATGGAGACCTTCGCGCCCTGCGCGCGCCCGAGCTGCAACAGCAGCCGCTGTACCTCGCGGGCTACGGCCATCGGGTCCAGCGCGTCGCTGATCGAGAAGTTCGCGTTGATGACCTGGCCGCCGGCGCCCGCCGTCACGGCGGCCCGCCCGGCCCGGGCCGGTGCGGCGATGGACTTGCCCGTGATTCGGCCGGCCACGGACTGCATGGCCCGGTCGACGTGCGGCAGACCGCCGGCCAGGCCCACGGCCAGGCCCTCGGTGGAGTAGCTTCCGAGCCGGGCCATCACCGTGGACGGCGACCTGATGCCCAGCGATTTCTTGATCGCCGATTGCATCGACTTCGCGATGCGCATCATCAGGTTCTCGATGTCCTTCTTCTGGCCTTCGAGCCCCGCGAGGAAGCCCTTGCCGGCGTTCTTGCCTGCGTCCCACAGGGCATCCGCCCCGTTGCGGCCCAGGGTGACGGCCCCCGATTCGAGCTGCTTGTCCAGGCTGTTGATCTGGCTGAGCGTGGACTTGCTGGCACCGACCAGCGCCGAGGCGTAGGCGTAGCCCTGCTCCGGGCCCATGTCGAGGATCTGCCGCAGCAGGGCGCCGCGCAGGCCCTGCTTCTTGAGGATGTCGATGTACTTCGTGAACTGCCGCAGCTTGGACAGCTTCGAGGCGAGCCCGGCCTGGATACTGCCGGCGGTGACCTGTTCGTCCTCCAGTCCGAGCTGCTGCATGTAGCCGCTCTCCCGGGTCCGCTTTTGCAGGTCGTAGGCGTATGCCTTGGCCGCCGCGATCTGCGAGGCGACCTTGTCCCGCTTGGCCGCCGCGGACAGCAGCGACTTCGTCTGCTTGTTCACCCACGAGACGAGGGAGGATTCCTTGCGCCCGGAGAACGCGGTCCGAATGTCCTTGACCAGGTCAGCCGCAACGGAGCGGATCTTCGCCTGGCTGCCGGTGAGACCGACGATGAGGCCCTGGCCGATGTCCGCGGCGAGCGCCTTCGTCTTCTTCGACGGGGACGCGATCTGCATCTCCGTCTTGATCCCGGCGGTGATCGCCGAGGCCATCAGGGCGGCGGCCCGGTTCACGTCTCCGGTGGCCTGCCCCATGCCCGTCACGAGGCCCTGCCCGGCGGCCTGCCCGGACTCGGCGGTGCTGGCCCGCGGCCCGGGCTCGGCGCCGCCGGTGCCCAGGGTGTCGTTGTTGATGGCCTCGATCAGGTTGCGGTGCTTGGCCGTGGAGCGGGCGTTGACGACGTACTCGCCGTCACCGGCCCACCACATGGGGATACTGTCCGAGGTGCCCGTGCCCGGACCGGACAGCATCCCGGACGGCATGCCGCCGGCCGCGAACTTGGGGGCGTGCCCGCCGTTGCGGCGGAACGGGCGGGCGGCCGCGTTGTCGTACTTCGCCTGGTAGTGGGTGACGATGTACGTGGTGGCGGTGCGGCCGTTGGCGGCACGGAGCATGCCGAGGGCGCCGCCGATCACAGGCGATGCCCGGTCGACGGCCTTGATGAACGTCGACTTGTCCCTGATGGAGGCGAGCTGCCCCTTGGCCGAGCGCACCTTCGCCTCAAGGTCGGCGATGTGGGCCCGCAGCTTCGCCTGCTTGTCCAGCGGCAGAGAGTTCAGCTTCGCCTTCGCCGTGGCGATCTGCTGTTCCCAGTTGTTGATGTTCATCTTGAGCTTGCCCTGCTCAAGTTTCGGGAGGGCCTCGGCGGCGAACGTCTTGGCCTTGCTCTGGGCTTCGTCGAGAGCGCCGATCCACTTGCCTTTGAAGGTGTCGAACCCCTCGGAGGCTTTCTTCAGCTTCTCGCCGATGATCGGCACGTCACCGAACGCCTTCGCCAGACCGCCGATCATGACGCCGACGGCGGTCAGGGCGAGCGTGGACATCTGCTTGAACGCGCCGATGACGGTGGGCATGATCCCGATGACGGATGACGCCATGCCGATCGTGGCGTTGCCGAAGACCCGGCCCACTTCCAGGATGCCGATCTTGTTGTCCTGGACCGTGCGGTGCAGCCGCTCGAACGGTCCGACCGTGCGGTTCACGGCGTCGCCAGCGGGAGACAGCCCGCCGAGGATCGCGCTGCCCACGTCGGACATGGTGGGGGCCAGGAGCTGACCCAGGTCGTTGAGGGTCCGCACCCCGAACGTCAGGTCATCGAAGATCGGTTTCGCGCCCCGGGCGATGGCCCCCAGGCTGTCCAGCACGCCACCTGTGGCGTTCCCGAACAGCTTCAGGTTCTCGCCGACCGCGGGACCGAACATGTCGGCGACCGTTCCGGCCAGCCGGCCGAGGGCGGGCAGGATCGTGTTGACGGCGCTGAACAGGCCGTCGAGCATCTTCGCCGAGCCGTCGATGCCGGGGATCAGGCCCTGGAAGAAGCCGGGCAGTCCGCGGGACAGCAGGCCGCCGATTCCGTCGGAGAACGCCTTGAGGGTGGGGCCGGAGGCGGCGCCGAAGTCGAGGAGGCTGCGGGTGAACGGGCCGAGCGCGGACGTCATGTCCCGCACGAACGTCGACCCCAGCTGGAGGTTGGTGCGCAGGGAGTCCTGGAATCCGGAGTCCTTCATCATCCGGCCGAGGCCCGCGGCCGCATCCCCGAAGGCGCCGCCGAGGTTGACCATTTCGCCGCGCAGGATCTTCGTGACCGGTCCGGCTTCCTTCAGCGCCTTCGTGAAGCCGGGCAGCATCGCCGCCTGGATCTCCTTGCCGACGCCGGAGAACTCCTTCTTCAGCCCGACCAGTTCCTTGGTGAACTCACGGGCCGGCGGGGACAGCTTCTCCAGGGCCTCGGCGTACTCCTCTTGGCCCTTGCCCGCGGCCTCGACGGCGTCGCCGACGCCGGCGAACCCGAGCTTCATCGTGACCGCGGCCAGGCCGACGCCGGCCATCATCGGCACCAGCGCACCGAGCGCGGGCAGCAGGGACAGAGCAGCGACGCCGGCGACCGCGCCCATGGCTCCGCCGAGGCCGCCGCCGCCCTTGCCGAGGGCCGTGGCAGCGTCGCCGCCGGCCGAGGACACGTCGCCGAGACGGTTGGTGAGGTCAGGCAGGCCGCCCGCCATGGCGCGCTGTGCGTCGGCGACGGACAGGAACCGGCCCTGGAGGTCCCGGAGGCGGCCGTCGGCGTCGCGGGTGAAGCCGCGGACGGCGGTGGTGTTGGCCCGCATGTCGCCGTCGAGGCGGCGGTGCAGGCGGGCCGAGGAGTCCCCGGCGTGGTTGAGGACCGGAGACAGCTGGTCGTCTCCGTCGAGGACGAACCGCAGGCGCGTGGCCATCACTCACCCCCTGAAGCGTGGGCCCGTAGCTGGGCCTGGTGGTTGTCGATCCACGCCACGAACAGTTCGAACCGCTCCTCGGTGAGGGCGTCGACAGCGTCGGGGGGCATGTGGCAGAGGTGCGCGAAGAGCGGCAGATAGCTCTCTACGCGGTCGCTGAAGGAGCCGTCGTCTCCTCCGGTGCCGGGGCGGGGGCCGGGTCTTTTGGGGCCGTCACGTCAGTGATGGCGGCCTCGCACGCCTCGGGGTCTGCGGTCACGTCGCGCAGCTCGGCGAACGCGTCGGCGAGGTCTTCGGGGTTGTCGCCGTACTTCTCGAACAGCCCCTCGGCGTAGGCGCGGGTCTCCTTCGCGTCGAGGAGCACCCGCAGTTCGTCCTCCCACGGGTCGAACTCGGAGAGCTTCAGAGCCGGCTGGGTGCGCTTCTTGATGACCAGGGCCACCACCCGCATGGCGCCGACGTCGCCCTGCCGCAGGCCGGCCCTCACGTCGGACCAGGTGGCGTCTGCGGTGCGCTCGATGATCTGAATCTCCGACGTGCGCAGGCGGCCGGCGTCCAGGCGCTCGGGCTCGGTGCCCTCGGGGCGGTACTCGATGATCAACGTCGGTCTCCTATTCGAGGCGGCGGCGCACGTCGTCGACGATGCGCTCGATCTCGCGGTTGATACGGGGCTGGTGGGCGCGCACGACGCGGTCCCACCACAGGGGGCTGGCGTTCTGCTGCGTCCACCGGCGACGATTGCCGAACACCGGATGCCGGACCCGGCCGTCGTGGATGCGGTTGACCAGGCCCATGGGGATGTCGGCGGGGAGCCGCCCCCGGTCGATCCACACGGTGGCCCCGGGGCTCGCGCCGGTGCGGACGCTGATCCGGATCGCGTCCGCGATCGAGGCGCGCAGCGGCCGGGTGGTGGGCGAGGGCCCGCCGCGCTTGCCCGGTCGGCGGCCCTCGCCGCGGATGTCCAGGCCGCGGATCGACCCTTGCAGGTCGGACTTCAGCGGCTCGGCCGCGCGCCGGATTCGGCGGTGCATGGACTGGCGGATGTTCTCCCCACCGGCAGCGCGCAGGCGCCGTGACAGCTCCAGCAGGCTGCCGGTGTTGAGGAGCCGGACGTTCTGCACGTCCGGCTCACAGCGTGACGTCGGTGCTGATGTACTCGATCTTCGGCTGGTTCGTGCCGTCGTACAGGCCCACGAAGTTGAAGCTGGGCTTGACCACGCCGAACCCGTCGACGACCGGGGGGCCCTCGTCGAGGCGGATGGCGGGCAGCGTCACGCGGAACGTGTCGTAGTACGTGGTCGCGATGTTCGCGCCGACGAACTCCCACACCAGGGATGTCGCACCGTCGGAGGTGTGCAGGTCGTCCAGGGTGGTGGCGACGTAGTCCGTCTCCAGCGTCCCGGAAATCTTGACCTGGTCGTTCTCGATCGGCTCGGCCTTCAGCGCGGACTGGTTCGCGTAGAACCTTTCGACATCCTGGGGCCTTTCGATCTTGCAGGACACCTTGCGGATGCCGCTCAGAGCGGTCTCCGTACCGAAGCTGCCGGTCTTCACCGCCATCTGCCCGAAGTGGAACGGCGACATGGCGCTGTACGAGGCGGCGGCCAGCGCCGACGTCTCCTCGACGTCCCGGCCGTCGACCTCGAACGCGGCGGTCAGCATGCCGCCGACCTCGCAGGAGAACTCACCCGAGGTGACCTTGCAGCCCAGGAAGTTCTTCCGGGTCACCGTGCCCGTGGTCAGCGGCACGCCCTTCTGGATCGTCAGGGACTTGCCCGCCACCGACGCCAGCGTGTGCGTCTGGAGATAGGCGGCGCCAGCGCCCTGCTGGACCGGGGTGACGGTGGTCCCCATGAGCGACTGCAGCAGCAGTCCCATGCCCTTGTTGGTGACCTCCAGCTCGATACTGCCCGCCACCTCCTTGCGGGTCAGCACGCGCCGCGAGGACAGCGCCAGCAGACGGCCGGCCGCGATGCCCGCGCTCTGGGCGGTGGTCTTCTTGAACGCCAGCGATTCCTTCGTGAACTCGATGAACTTCGCCGGCGCCACGTAGGTGCCATACGTCGTCTCGGCGGCGATGCCCAGCTGGGCGCCGAGGCCCGATCCGATCGCCATCGCTCAGCCCTCCGTCTTCTGCGGCCTGGCCGCCTTGCGAAGCGGCAGGGGCGCCACCTCTTCGTCCTGGTCCCGCTGCTCGCGGGGTTCCTCGACCGACTCCCAGTTCGCGGTCTGGCAGACGTAGCCGTCGAACCGGTCATCGGGTACCTCGACGACCTCGTCCGGGTGCACCAGACGGTTGCCGAGCTCGGGCACGGTCACCGGTTCCGGGCCCGTGAAGCGCACACGCGCCATGGCTGTACTCCTTGGATGAGATGGGTCAGATACGGGCCTGGCAGGTCACCGTGAAGGCGAGGCCGGCAAGGCTGCCCTCGGCCTGCTGCTGGAGCAGGTCGCCGGCCGTCAGGTGCGCCCACAGAACGACGCCGTTCAACGTCGGCGCCTCGGGGGATTCCTCGCTCGCGCGAAGCGCCTGCTCGACCTCGCCGACCAAGGCGAAGACTTCGCTGCGGCGGGCGGCCATGTCCTTGTCGCCGGACCGGGCCTCGGCATAGCAGGTGATGGCGAACGCCTCGTCGCGGGTGCGGGCGCCCGCACCGTTGAACTCCTGCTGCAGCGAAACGGCCGCCTCGCCGCCGGCAGACCAGCCGACGTGGATCCGCTGCAGCGCGGTCAGGTTGACGACCGGGGGACCGTCCACAATCTCGACGTCCACGAGCGCGGGCCGCGCACGCAGGATGCCCAGCAGCGCGTCGACCGCGGCCGGGACGCGGGAAGTCGCCATCTACGCCACCCCCGGCGGGACCCGGTAGGGCTCCAGCAGCTGGAGTACACGGTTGGGGATGGCGTAGCCCCATCCCGCGATGGGCTCGGTCACGCTGTAGTCGTCACTGCCGCCGACCCCGGGCACGCCTCTCGACGCCCCGTACTGCGTGCGCCACAGATGCTGGAGCAGGATCCGGGCGGCGAGGTTGACGGTGGGCATGTCCTCGGCGCGGCCGGCCGTGTAGCGGGCCAGCCACAGCGTCCCTGCGAACGTGCCGCCGCCGCGGCGGCGGACAATGCCCGTAGTCCCGTCCAGCACGAGCTGCGACAGGTCCAGGGAATCGCCGTCGTCCACGGCCGGGGCCACGGACACCAGAGCGACGGCCGGGATGTGGGACAGGCACAGGATGCTGCTGCGGCCCTCGATCGTCTCGGTGAACTCCCGGACCTCAACCGGGCCGATGAGCCGCTCGATGGGCGCGGTGAGCGCCTCGATGAACGCCTGCAGTTCGACGTCGTCGGTGTCCGATGCGATGTCGAGCTGGGCTTTCGCTTCGGCGAGGGTGAGCAGCGCCACGACGTCCTCCCGGCTACTTCGTGACGGCGGACTTCGTCGTCATGGGCTTGCGGCGGCCGGCGGCCGTCTCGGGCTGGGCCGGGTCGGTAGCGGTCTCTTCCCCCCGGTCGTCGTCGCGCTCCTCGGCCGCGGCGTCGCCGTGCTCCTCGGCGAGGCCGGCGGCGACCAGCTGCTTGGCCTCGGCCTCGGGCAGGTCGACCGACTCGCCGCGCTCGGGCCAGGACTTGCCGTCGCGGGTGCCGGAGATGGTGGCCTTCATACGCACGCGCATCGCGTGCTCCTCTCGTGAGCTGGGGCGGAGCCGGGACGGGCGGCCACCGTTCGTGGCCGCCCGCGGGGTGGATCAGGTGGCCGCGCCGACGAAGACCTTCACGGCGCCGGTCTGGTCGACGAGCAGACCGTCCGCGCGGATGATCGCCCGGAAGGTCACCAGGTCGGAGTTGAAGGCGTAGTCGTCGGAGCGCTCGAAGCGCACCCCGCCCGCGAGGCGGACGAAGTACTGCGAGAAGTCACCGAACGCCACGGACTTCGCGGTCGTCGCGGCGGCGGCCACGTTCGGGTCGGTGTGCACCGGCTTGCCCAGCAGCGTGTCCGGGGCGCCGACCTGGATGGACGGCTGCCACAGGTACTGGCCCTGCGAGTCCTTCAGCTTCCGCGCGGCGGCGAGGGTGGCGTCCCGCATCAGCCAGCCGGCCGAGGTGCTGTTCCGGTACGGGGCGATCACCGAGTAGTACAGGTCGATCAGGTCGTCCGCGGTGAACGCGCCGGCCACACCGGTGCCGCCGGTCTTGCCGGTCGTCGCCGAGGTGATGACACCGGTCGGCTTGGACGAGCCGTCGCCGGTGATGGCGTGGACGCCGAACGCGTTGCCCAGCGCCCGGCCGGCCTGCATGGCGAGGTAGCCCTCCAGGTCCACGCCGGTGTCCGTGAGCAGCTCGGTGGACGCCTGGAGCAGAACGCCGTACTTGTAGGCGCCCAGGGTCCGCTTGGCGAACGCCGGGTCGGACTCGGTCAGCGGCGCGGCCTCGGCGGTCAGCGCCGCGCTGGAGTGCGCCGTGGTGACCGGGATCTCGATGGTCTCGCCGGAGCTGGTGTTCAGCACGGTCGGCCCGGCCTGCATCACGCCGGACACCTCGATGAGGTGGGCCATGAGCTGGCCGTAGAAGGTGGTCGGCACCGTGTTGCCGCCCGCGGTCGCCGAGCCCTTGGTGAGGTCACGGAAGGAGACGCCCTCCGGCTTGGCGATGTCGACGCCGCGCATCTCGCCGCGCGCCCACCGCCGCAGCTCCGAATCCTTCTCCTGGCCCTTGCGGGCTCCCGGCTCCTCGGGCTTGGCGAGCAGCCCGGCGAACGCGGCCTCGGCGTCCTTGGTCCGCTGCTCCGCTTCGACCAGGTCCTTGGCCCGCTGGTCGATCTTGTCGAGGTCGGCGTTGAAGGCCTGGTACTTCGCCTCTTCCTCGGCGGTCAGGTCCCGCTTCTCCGACTCGGCCGTGTCGAGCAGCTCCTTGGCCTGCTCCCACACGTTGGCGCGCCGCTCCTGCAGCGCCTTGATGAACGAACTCATCTCGCCCTCCTGGGCATGACGAAGGCACCCGCAGGCCGTCGGGCCAGGGGTGCCGGATGGGTGGTGTGTCGAGGTGGGGTTCGCCCTGCCTCAGAAGGTGCGGCGCTGGTTGAGCGCGGCGCGCCGCTGCCGTACCGCCAGGAGCGGGTGGGTGTCGCCCTGCCCGCCCGGCGGAATGATCGTGGGGGCCGGGGCCCCAAGGAACCGCTTCAGTTCGCCGGCCTCGGCCGCGGCCCGTACCTCGGCCAGCTCAGCGCCCGCCTTCTCGGCGAGCGAGCGCAGGCCGGTGGACGTGTCGAGGTAGGCGGGATCGTTGACGGGGGCGACGTCGACCAGCTGCCCGGACAGCAGGGTGCGCACCGGGAACCCGTCGTCGGTCATCGACCAGTCGTCCTCGAACGTGAAGAACGCGAACGACGACTCGGAGACGTCGCCGCGCTGCACCAGCTCGTACACGTCCTCCCGAGCAGCGGGCACGTCCACGCTGTAGTCCAGGCCCGTGCCGTCCGTCTGCAGCCGCAGCGTCCCCGCCCGCGTGGTGCCGAGCAGCATGTTCCCGTCGTGGTTGTAGCGGGCCATCGCGCGCGGCCAGCCGTCGCCCTCGCTCTTCGCGAAGAACCCGGGGTCGATCCGCTCCACGAACCCGCCCAGGTTCCGCGACAGCGTGTTGAACTTCGCCGCGTACCCGCCGATCGTCCTGCTGCCGCCGGCCGCCCGAACCTCCACGAGGCCGCGCGTGAACCGACGCTCACTGTCGCCGTTCATCACTTCTCGCTTTCGTCACGGGCCACCTTCTGCAGCGGCGTGTAGTCCTTGCCGAGCCCGCCCGGCAGGGGCGGTTCGTCCTCCAGCCGGCGCAGCTCATCGATGCTCTTCAGGCCGATCGCCCGGGCGATCCGGTGCGACTGGTAGCGGGTGAGAGTGTCGGTACGCAGCATCGCGTCCACGTTGAACCGGGCCTCTTCCGTCGGCGGCCGCAACAGGGAGAACGCATCCTCCAGCCGGGCCACCCAGGGGCGCAGCGTCCACGTCAGCATGTCGATGCTGTTCTGCTCGACCGTGGCGTAGGTGAGGCTGCCCCCGGTCTCGCCGCCGACCTTTTCCGGCGGCACCCCGTAGATCGCGGCGATCTGGTTGGCGGTCGCCTTGATGGTCTCCAGGAACTGCGACTCGTCCGCCGGTACCGAGATCGGCTTGTACTTCACCCCGTTGCCCAGCGCCACCACGTCGCGGCCCTCGGCGGCCTCCTTGAACCGGGCCTTCAGGATCGTCGCCGCCACCTTGTCGACGGCCATGTCCGTCTCCAGCACAGCCGACGGCGTGGACCCGTTGGCGAACCAGTCCCGCCCGAACTGGTTGGCCAGCAGCCCGGCCTCCGTCGTCGTCGCGAAGTACGCGATCGGCGACAGCCCCAGGATCTGCCCGGGCACCGTGTAGGCCGGGATGTGAAACATCTGCCCGTCCTCGAGGCGCCGGCCCTTGTAGTACCAGACCGGGACCGCGGCCAGGTTGTCGGCGATGTGCACATCGTCCGGGTGCAGCCACTCGATCTGTGAGGGCCAGCCGTCCGGGCCCCAGGCGACGACCAGGCCGTAGGCGTTGCCGCGCAGCGTCAGCGACGTCATGCACCGGTGCAGCCAGTCGTAGCGGGTACCGGTCGCGGCGGGACGCCGGAACAGCGCGGGCACTGGGGCCCGCATCCGGTCGTCTCCGTCCACCCGGTAGGACTTCAGCGGCAGGGACGCCACCGAGTCCGCCAGCAGCCGCGTCGCCGCGTACACCGGCCCCAGGCGCAGCGCCCGCTCCTGGCTGCTGCCGCGCAGCACGGCCGGGTCCGCGCCCGCCCCCCACACGTCCTGGTAGGAGATCGCCCGCTGTACCGCCGTGCGGCGGAAGGGCCACCACTTCACGACTGCCCCCTCACCACACGCTGCTCAGAATGTCGCCCGGAGGCTCTTCCACCTCGGCGCCGAGCCCCCACTTGGCGAGGGTGCCGGCCACCAGCGGGCTGATGTCCACAGACGGGATGCGGCGGGCCCACGCCCACGCATCGCCGAGCGTGCGCTTCTGCGCGCCAGCCAGAGCGGACGCCAGCGGCGCATCGTCGAAATGGGTCAGGCTCTGGGTGGTGACCGCGTCGTAGAACTGCCCGCAGGCCGCCGCCGTCTCGCGGGCCTTCGGCTTCACGACCTCCACGCCCAAAGCCTCGGGACGCTCCAGCTCGGGGATGAACGAGGCCGCGGGGCTGGCCGGGTCGATGACCCAGCACCGCGGCCCATACTTCTCGTGCAGCTCCTTGGCGCGCTCTACGACCCAGCCGCCTCCGGGCCGGTGGTCGACCACCGTGACGTGCACCCCGCCCAGGTACGGAAACGCCGCCGAGATCGCCGCGTGTGACCTCTCCGGGGTCATGTCGATGGACAGCGCCACCGGCCCCGCCAGCCGCGCGGCAGCGACCGCCTGGACGTCGCCGACAGCCAGGGCCCGCCACGCGTCCTCGGCAATGACCTGCCACGTGTCCGCAGTGTCAGACGGGTACTCGCCCACGCCGAGCCTCTCCCTCGCGTAGCCGGCCTTGCTGAGGGTGGCCCGCTCACGGGCGACCTTCTCCAGCGTCAGCCGGTAGCCGACGCCCGGGTTGGACTTCAGCACCGCCTCGTCACTGTCCGGGTCGTCATGCTCGGTGCAATCCGCCGGGCACTCATCGAGGTGCACGTCCGCCGACCACTCCATGTAGGCCAGGGACTCGTCGGGCACCCCGGTCTCGATCGCAGCCAGCGCGCGGCGCCGCAGCCTCCCCAGCTGCACCGACGGAGAGCCGATGCCGGCCGATCCCAGGTACCAGATCTGCGGGTTGGCCACGGCCGCCATGGTCGGCAGCAGCGCGTCCATCGCGTCGTCGCCCAGGATCATGTCCTCGTCGAGGATGTTGCAGTCGCCAGTGAAGCCGCGCCCTGAGCCCTTCGACCGGGCGATGAACCGCAGCACCTGCCCCGAGTGCAGCTCGATCGACTCCTCGCCGACCGTGTACCGGTACGCCTTCACGCGTTTATGCAGGTCAGGACATCCTCGGATCAGGCGCTCGATCCGCTTGAACGCGTTCTTCGCCGTCTTGAACTCGTGTGCCGACAGCAGGATCAGCCGCTCGCCACCGATGAACAGGCCCCACAAGACTCGGGCTTCGATGACGCCGCCCTTGCCGTTCTGGCGGGGGACGTTCACGACGCACTCGAAGGCCGCCCAAGTGCCGTCCGGCTTCTCGCCCATGCCCACCCGGAGGATGTGCTGCTGCCACGGGTCTAGGACCAGGCCGGCCCGGGCGGCAAGGTCGATGGCCTCCTGGCCCGCGGTGGACACGGCCAGGGGCGCGATCTGGATCGGTGGGGTCTGCCAGCCGTACACCGCGGCGCCGTCAGCCGTCGGAGGCCTGCCGCTGTGCTGCTGCTCGGCGTTTCGCTCGCTGCTCAGCAATGTCATCGACCGTGTCCCCCTTCGTCTCGACGGGGGCCAGCCTGCGCAGGTCGGCCATGATGGAGCGCAGTTCGCGCGCAGCGACAGCCTTCGCGGTGGGAGCGTCGGTCCCGGCGATGGCCTGCGCAAGGTCGCGGGCGACGGCGGCCATGCCGGGCGACGTCTCGTCGGCGTGGAGGTCGTCAAGCTCGGCGTCGATCTTGTCGGCGACGCTCACGATCACCTCCACTAATTCACTCGAACCGAGTTCGCGGAAATAGCGAGGTGACCCACCGGCCCGTCACGGAGAGTGACGCCACTAAAACACTCGAACCGAGTTCGCGCGAAGAGGCTTTCAAAATCGCCGCGCAAAAAATCGGGCGACAAGGGCGTTTGGGTCGCCCGGTCTCGCTCTCAAAAAGTGGTCGGGCTCTTGATCACCAGTCGAGCGTTGCGCCGGCCGTCTCGGTCTTCGTTGCAGGTCGTGACCGGTACCAGCGGGTCGCCACCCGCTTCATCTCGGGGTCGCGCATGGCTTCGATGCGGGCCATGACGATGCTGCGTCCGGGGTCGACGGCGATGATCGTGGCATCCATGCGCTTGTACCGGGCGAGCCATTTGCCCGTGGGCATGGTGTGGATCAGGAAGACATCGACCTTGTCGCGGTGCTCGAACGCCTCGAACATCGCGGCGTAGCGGGCCTTGTGCGCGACGCGGAGCAGGGTCGGGTCCTGGTTCCAGTTGGGGGCGCCGGGTCCGGCGAGCGCGCGGGTGATGCGGTCCAGGTCGATGACGATGTCCGACGGCTTGGCCCTGCCTTCGATCCAGCTGGTCTTGCCCGCGGCCGGCGGCCCGGTCACGACGTACAGCATGGGCGTCACCTCAACGACGGGCGGGGTCGGTGCCCCGATCACCGGCTGCGAGGCGGTCGGGCTGGCGGCACGCGTCCCAGTCGCAGGGCGAGTCGGCCTCGGTGTGCCAGCACTGGACGGACGCTTCGCTGTACTGCTCGACGGCGGCGCCGCGGGCCTGGTGGCCTGGCGGCAGGTCGGCGAGGAGTGCGTCGAGGCTGACGGCGACGGTGCACTGGGTGGGCTGGTCGGGGTGGTAGACGCAGACGAAGCCGCCGGGGAACTCGGCGCCGCCCCAGGCTCGGCCGTCTGCCAGCCGGAGGAGGAACGGGATGGGCGGTGCGGGCACGGCCATGGTCACCACCTGAGTGTCGGGCGCTTGGGCTGGCGGGGCGGGGTGGTGCGGTTGCCCTTGCTGCTGTTGCAGCGGCGGTGCGCGGCGCGGGCGTTGGTCTTGTCGAGGAGGGCGCCGCCGCGGGAGAGCGGCTGCTCGTGGTCGAGGGTGAAGCTGAGCGGGTGGCGGGCGTCGAGGTTGTAGTCGATGTTGTGGCCGCACAGCCAGCAGGGCAGGCGCTGGGAGCGGAGCCAGGCGCAGAGCGCGCGGTAGGGGCGCCCGTTGCGGGGGTTGCCGGCCACGGGCGCCACCTCCTACGGCTGCTCGCTGCTGCCCATGTCGCCCCATGCGTCGTCGAGGGCCTCGCCGAGTTCCTGCTCGGCGATCTCGCCGATGTACCGCTCGACGGTGGCCTGGCTGATGCCGGCGCACTGGGGTGGGGTGCCCTTGAGTCCGTCGCCGCCTGCTTCGGCCTTGTCGTAGGCGCGTTGGAGGGCGGCCTTGCAGGCGCTGGGGCTGGCGTCGCTGTCCGTGGCGTCGCGGATGACGCCGCCGAGGGCGAAGGCGCCGGCGGCGGCGATGGCGGTTGCGAGGACGAACAGCCAGGGACGGCCGCGCCGGGGCGCTCTGTCTGCGGGCGGGTTGTGCTGTGGATGCGTCATGAGGGCCCCCAGGATGCGCTGATGCTGTGGTGGGCATCATCCGCCGCCGGGTGGCGCGTTGGGGACGGTATGGCCGTCCTGTGACACGGCGAAGCCCCGGGGGCTCGGTGGCCACTCCGGGGCTTCGTCGTGAGTGCGTGGCGCCCGTCTCGGGGCACAGTTGTACACCCGGATCGTCACACAGCTTCTGACCTGCGGTCAAGCAGCGCTGCGTGTGCGGCGTTCGGCGAGGATGGCGGTGACGTCTTCGACGCGGTACCAGGGCTGTCGTTCGGTGCCGCCGGCGCGGGTGAGGCGGCCTCGGTAGACGAGGTTGCGGACGGCGCCGAGACTGCTGCCGAGGATCCTCGCGGCCTGGTGCGCGGTGACGTAGCCGGGGCGGATGAGCTGTGACTCCATACCCCCATGATGCGGCAGGGAGGGAGGCGGCGGAGGGGAGGCGGGAGTGCCTGTTTCCCGTTTCCCAGGCTCGGTACGGCGAGCTTCCCTCGCCTCCCTCAACGACTGTTTCCGCAGGTCACTGTGAGGGAAGCGGGTTGGGGAGGCAGGTAGGGAGATCTCCCCTACTCTTCGTCGCCTCCCTCGTCGTCGTCGCGGGCGGCGATGGCCTCAAGGATGCGGTCGAGGCTGACGTGCTGGCGGCCGCCGGTCTTGTACTCGCCGTGCCCGGCGTCGTCGAGGACGCGGCGCAGGTCCCGGAACGACCAGGAGCTGTAGGCGGCTTCGTTGCGGTCCTGCAGGCCGCGCAGGACGTCTTGGGTGAGCATCTTCGTCTCGTGCCCGAGGACGGCCGCAATGTCGGCGAGGTGGTCGACGGGGGCGAACGTGGGGGCGTCGGCCGGCGTGCTGCCCTTGTGCATGGCCATGGCGCGTTCGACGACCGGCGTCACCTCGTCGACGCCTGCCTCCTTCCGCACGTAGTACGAGCGGATCAGCCCCGGGGTCTTCCCGAAGCCCGCGGCCATGGCGGTGCCGACGTCCTCACCTGCGACGAGGGTGGTCGCCGAGTAGCCGTTCTTGTGCATGCCGGTGCCGAGGATCGCGTCGTTGCCCTGGTGGTCGTTGATGGCGAACGCCACCCGGTGGGAAACGGTCTTGGAGATGCCGCGCGGCAGGCTCGCCGCATCCGCGTCCGGGGTGATCCACATCAGCATGATGGCCGTCTTGCGGGCCTTCTTGGTGACCTTCAGCGCCAGTTCCTTGGCTTCCCTGCCGTGCTCCGGGTGCGTGAACAGCTCGTGGACCTCGTCGAATACGACGATCCGGGGCCGCATGGACGGGTCACGTTCCGCCATCTCGCGGGTGACCTTGGTGTCGGTGCCGATACGCTCCAGCTCCTGGCCGCGGCGGGACACCTCGGAGGCGAGGGCGCGCAGCGTGTTCATGGCCGCGACCACGTGTTCGTCGTCGTCGCCCTTGACCAGGCTCCGCAGGCGGGGCCGCATCGGGTCGTAGTCGTTGTTGTACGCGAGGACGTGAACGTCGATCTCGACCAGCGGGTCGAGCATCGCGCCGAGCAGCAGGGCGACGACCAGCGACGACTTACCCGAACCCATGATTCCGGCGATCAGGTAGTTGGCGGCCATCAGCCGGCCGATGATCTGCTCGCCGCGGGCGTTGAGGGAGACCGGCACGCCCTTGAAGAAGTCGGTCGTGCCCTCGGTGAGGAGCGGCCACGGCGGTACCGGTTTGGTGAGGACGCCGGGGTCGGCCACCCACAGGTCGAGGACGCCGGCCTGGTCGCGGGGCTCGGTCGGCCACACCTCGATGGGCTTGCGCATCAGGTTGTGCGCCAGGATCCGCTTCTTGTCGGCGATCATCTCGACGGGCACGCCCTCGGGGAGCTGCAACTGCGCATGCCACCCGTTCCCGGAGCGGGTGGACGGCTGCACCCATCGGGGCTTCCAGCCTTCCTTGATGGCCGCGTTCAGCGGGGCGATCCCCAGCTTGCCCAGGGCCCTCATGATGGCGTTCTCATCAGGCACGACGTCCCGCTCGTCACCGTCCTCGGGCAGCGCCCAGACGGGTGCGGCCTGCCGGTTCTTGCCGACAGCCCAGGCGCCGGCCACGGCCAGGAACGGCAGGGCGGTCAGCAGCGGTTCCCAGATGACGCCGCCGATGAACGCGGCCCACGCCACCAGGTCGATGACGGTGCGGATGGGGGTGAGCACGTCGGCGACGTCGTGGTTTGCCCAGGCCAGCATGATGCCGAGCATGAGCAGCAGGCCCGCGGCGCCGGCCGTGCCCATGGCGATGGCCTTGGGGGCGTTGATGGCGAGCTGGAGGAGTTCCATGCGCCGACGGTGCCGGGACTGCCGGAAGATGTAGGCGCGCTGTTCCCAGTCGCGGGCGACGTCTTCCTGGCCGGCGGCTTCGGCGGCGCGCATCATCCGCTCGTGCCGGGCGGTCGTGCGGGAGTCCCAGGCGCGGCGGGTGAGGATGCGGGCGCCGCCGAGGGTGTAGGCGCCGTGCCGGACGACGGCCCTGTACCCGGCGTTGGTGCGCACCTCGACGAAGACGCGGCGCAGGGAGTCGACGCGTACCCGGCGGCGGTTCCGGTTGGTCCCGCTGGTCTTCTCGACGGGTACGGGCGCGGGGCCTGTACTCGCCTGCTCGGGTACAGCGGGTACGGGTGTACTCGCGGCGCCAGGGTGGGCGGGTGCGTGGACGTCCGTCATGCTGGTCTCTCCTGGTTCTCCGTGAGGTGTGCTGGGGCCCGGGGCGCCCGGTGTACCTGGCCGGGTACGGGCGCCCCGGGTGTACCTACTTGCCGTTCTTGCGCTTGGCGGCCTGCTGCTCGATGCGCTCGATGTCCCGGCGGAGCTTGGTGATGTTGGCGCGGGGCATGGTCATGCGGGCGGTCTTGGCGGCGATCCGCGCCTTCTCGCCGCGGGTGAAGTCGCTGAAGCGGACGTCGTGGGCCATGGGTCAGTCCTCCGTCAGCGGCGCTTCTGCTGGTTGACGGCCTGGGTCACGGCGGCCACGGTCTGCTCGGCGCTGGCGGTGTTCTCCTTGATCGCCTCGGCCATCACCTGGACGATCCGCTGGGTGTCTCCCGCATCGGCGGCGGCGATGACCTCGGCGGCCTTGTCGTTGATGAAGCTGCTGGCCATGTCGGTCTCCTCGGTATGTGGGCCGGGGCTGTCCCGGCTCCCCTCACCGCCCGTGCGTGACGGGCGGATCGGGCAGCCGTCAGCGGCCTTTGCGCTGGTAGTCGGTCCACATCGAGCGGAGGACCAAGACGACGATCGCGGCGGTGCCGCCGAGGATGGCCAGGGCGATGGAGGCGAAGGCGATGCCGACGCCGCCGACGCACACGGCGCAGGCGATGCCGAGCCACTCGCCGGCCGAGCGGCGGGCCTTGGGCTGGTGCTCGCAGTGGTGGTGCTGCGGTGCGGCCTGCTGCTGCGCGGCCTTGGCCAGCTCGATGGCGGCCATGGCCAGCTGTACGGCGGCCGTGTCGGTCGCGGCCTCGCGGGCGGCGGCCTCCGCCTTCTCCAGGGCTTCGCTCACAGCTTCACCCCCGAGGCCTGCGCCTCCAGGGCGGCCCGGAAGCCGTCCTGAATCTCCTTGGCCCGGTTCTGCCCGACGGACAACTGAGCCTTGATGGTCCGGATCGAAGGCAGGTCCCCGGCGAGCAGCTCGTCTTTGAACTGCTCGGCGGCCAGCCCGAGGCCGTACCTCGTGAGCGGCATCTCCTCGGCGGGCGCGTAGTCGCCGGGTACGGTCCACTCCGCGTGTACCTCGGCGCGGGTACGGGTGTACTCGGCGGCGGGTACGAGGGCCTTCCCGGCGGGCACCGGCCGGGCGACGATCGGCAGCATCCGGGCGCCCTCGGGTACGGCTACCGGAACCGGCCGGACGGGTTCGGGTGCGGCGGGTACGGGTTCCGGTTCCGGCGCCTGCTCGTACTCGGGAGCGTCGCCGACGGTGTCGGTCTCGGGTGCGTCGGCGAGCCGGTGCACCCGCCACAGCACCAGCGGTGCGATGGCGGCGACGGCGACGACGAGGGGCCAGTCGACGGGCAGTAGCCCGACCGTGACGAGGTGGCTGGCGGAGTTGACCAGGATCAGTGCGAGGACCGCGGCGAGGACGTCGCGGTGCGCCCGCAGCGCGCGGATGGTGTAGATGTCCAGGGCGCCCGGCACGGCCGCGGCCACCCACTGGTTGAAGCCGACGGCGCGGGCGAGGTCGTACTCGGCCGAGGCCGTCGCGACCAGTGCGGCGATCAGCGCCGCCCACTTCAGGGTGTCGTTCTTCATCGCTGCTCACCCCGCAGGTGGTCGAGGCTGGCGATGGCGCGGTCGAGGCGGACGGCGGCGACGCGGAGGGCCTGGACGATGTGCCGGGCGTCTTCGGGGACGACGTTGGCGTCGACGTCGACGCGGATGGACAGCAGCGGCGCCTGTTCCCGCTGCTTGTCGGCGTGCGGGGCGTGGGTGATGTTGGCTTCGAGGACGGGGATGCGACCGTACCGGGCGGTGACGGCGCCGGCGGTGCTGGATGGCCCGTTGTGGGTGAGGTCGGCGAGGTAGCCGATCAGCTCGTCGTCGTGGCCGACGCACCAGGCGGGCTCGGGCACGGTGACTTCACCGCGGTCGAGGGTCTGGAGGGTGACGGTGCCCTGCCGGTACCGCGGGTCCTGCTGGAGGCGCGGGGCGGCGGGGGGCCGGGTGTAGGCCCGGTTGATGGCCTCGTCGAGCTCGGCCGCGTACTCGGGAGTGAGCCGGGCGTTCACGGTGGGGGTCTCGTCGTCGATGGCGACGACGGCGCCGGCGGCGAGCTGGCCTTCGATTTCGCGGCGGATGTCGAGGATGGAGAGGTCGGCGAGCGGCGGCCGGCCGGCCTGTTCGGCGTGGCTGGCGGCGAGGGCGGTGCGCAGCTGCTCGCGGGAGACGGTGACTGCGAGCGCCACGACGGCGAGCGGGGTGGCGTTCTCGTCGGCCGGGATGGTGTCGGTGGGCCCGAACACGGGCGGGTGCGTGCTCACTGGCCGTCCTCCTCGGCGAGGAAGGCGGCGATGGTGGGGAACTGGGCGTCGACGGAGCGGCGGACGGCGTCCTGCTCGACGGCGCGCAGCAGGATCCGCAGGCTTTCGCGGACGGCGACCGGGTTGTCGCTGGCGAGGACGCAGCGGGCGAGCTGGGTGGCGACGGCGAGGTCGCTGGGCTCCGGGGTCCGTCGGATGATGCCCGCGGCGATCAGAGTGCGGGCGGGGCTGACCTGCGCGCACGACGGCGCGCTAGGGTTCTTCCTGTCCATTACGAGGCCTTATCTCGTGGTGGGAAGTGCCGGGGCGTGTCAGCGCTCCGGTGCGTTAGGGGTCGGTCGTCGCGCGCGCCTCGGGTGTTCCACCACCCGGGAGCTGACGGCCGGCCCCGCTTCTATTCGGTTGTCGAGTACTTCTTGATCGCGTCGTTGACGGAGGTGTAGCTCCGTCCGACGTCCTTCGCGACCGCGTAGGCGCTGCCGAGTTCGGCCTTGCCGTCGGCGAGCGCCTTGCCGCGCCGCTTGAGCGCTTCGGCCAGCTGCGACTGGAGCTGTTCCACCAGCTCTTCCTCACGCCTGAACCGAACCCGCCAGGGTTCTTCGGTCACGAGGAGCAGACTATCACGGCCCCCCGTGATAGTCACGCTACTTCCTTGGGCTGGCCGGCCAGGAGTCGCAGCCAGTCCTGGCCGGAGTCGTAGACGCAGCAGCACCAACGGCAGCGGAGCCGCGTCTGGCCCGGCACCCGGGCGATCACCGCCCCGCAGATGGAGCCGTCCAGGTTATGGCCGATGCAGTAGCCCAGCCGCTGCGCCCGCGGCGGCGGATCCCCGGCGATCGTCAGCGCCGCCCGCTCAACCTCCTGCACCTCCCCCAGCAGGTCGGCGGCGGCCGGATAGTTCGCGACGATCCAGTCCACCTCCATCAGCAGCCACCGACACGCGACCTGCACCCGCCGGGTCATGCCGCCCTCGACGGGCGGGGCGCCGTGCTCGGGCCACCGCACCCGCTGCACGTCCGCCCGCCACCCCTCCAGGACCAGCGCCGCGTGGCCGGCGGCGACCAGGTCGATGACGTCCTCGTTGACCGGGGACCGGGGACCGGCCGGGGACGCCGCCAGGAAGTCGGCGGGTCCGCGGCGGGGCGGCACCAGGTACAGCTCGAGCTCGGCGAACAGGACCGGGAGGGAGCCGAGGGCCCTCGCCAACTTCACGGCGTGCCGCCCGCACAGGTACTTGCCGTCCGAGTCGTCACGGCAGACCTCGCACGCGATCACGACGTCCTCCCCGTGCGCTGCTGGAGGCGGTAGAGGCGGAAGCCGTTCAGCCAGTGCTCGCCGAGGGCCTGCTTGGCTGCCACCTCGGCTTCGGTGGCGGCCCGGTTCGCGGCGCGGCCGGCCCACCAGGCGTGCCCGGTACTGACGGCGACGGCCCCCGCGGTGGCGGCCGCCACCGCGGCCTGAATCTCTTCGGGTGTCATGCTGCGAGTCCTTCCGTGACCGGCCACTGGCTTCCGTCGAGGCCTCGGCGGTGGGTGTCGGGGACGACGGCGAGGGGCCAGCCGAGGTGGTGCAGGCCCATCGCGAGGAGGGTGTAGGCGTCGGCCTGGTCGTAGCGGCCGGGCCCGTCGCAGTCGACGCCGTAGCGGGTGCGGACGGCGTCGCGGACGGCGCCCTTGGATCCGGAGCCCTTGCCGGTGGCATACAGGGCCCGGCAGGACGGCGGAACGACCGCGTAGGGGATGCCGCGGCGCCAGCAGGCGTGGCGGACCATGACGCGGAGCCCGGCGAGGTCTTCGTGGCGGTGGGCGACACCTCCGCCGAACGAGGGGCCTTCGATGACGACGAGGTCGGCGCCGGTGATGTGATCGGCGACCCGTTCGACGATGAACGCGAGCCGGGGGTGACCGCGGACGCCGGTCCGGGGGCGGATGGTGTCGGTCCAGCCTTCGCCGGCGACTCCGGTGCAGGTGAGGCTGAGATCCAGGCCGATCACCTTCGGAACCGCAGCGGTCCGGGGCGCGATTGTGGGGGACAGCCTGCCCCCCACAACAGAGGGACGGGCTGTCCCTCTGTCGTCTGCCACTCCGCCCAGCGGAGTCGCAACTGTGGGGATATCCCCACGGCTGTTGTCGTTGTGCACGGTGTCTCCCTTCACGCCGCGGCGAGGGCGGTAAGCCGGTGGAGGATGCTCGAGAACTGGTGCACGGCCTGAAGGTCGGACACCTCGCCGGCGGTGCTGCCGGTCGGCACCGCGATCCGGTTCATGCGGCAGAAATTGAGCTGCTTCACGCTCGCCGGCCGGTTCCGCCAGGACGCCGAGCGGGTGGCAAGCCACCGGCTGCCCATCGCCCGCGCCTGCTGCTCAAGCCACGCCTTCGCCTCCGCCAGTGGCAGCGGGACGTCGTTCCTCGGGCCGACGATGCCGTTGGCGACGTCGAAGCGGCGTAGCCAGTACGTCCGCTGCCCCGGGTTGCGGAGCAGGAAGACGTAGGTGGTGTCCGTGACGGGGATGAACCAGACCCCCGACTCGGTCTTCAGCCAGCGGACCACCGAGCCGTGGAACAGGTCGATCTCCTCGACCTGCATTCGGGAGAGGTCCAGCTGGCGCCTCGTCTGCTCTTCGGCTTCCCGCACGGCCTCGCGCAGCGTCTGGTCCTCGTCGGGCATCACGACGTCGCGTCCGGTGAGGTCGACGATGGAGGCGAGCCGGTGTCGGGTCGAGGCGCCCATCACGTCGAGGATCAGCGCATCCTTCTTGCCCTCCCACAGGCGGAGCGCGCGGCCCGCCATCTGGCAGTACAGGCCCGCGGACTTGGTCGGGCGGGCGATGACCGCGCACGACGTCCACGGCGCGTCGAAACCTTCCGTCAAGACCATGCAGTTGGTCAGTGCTTGCACGTCGCCGCGCCGGTACTTCTCCAGGGCGGCCGCACGATCGTCGCGGGGCATGTCACCCCACACGGCGGCGGCCGGGATACCCGCGGCGGTGAAGGCCTCGGCCATGGACTGGGCCGTGTCCACCGTCGGAGTGAAGACGACACCTGCCCGGTCTCCGGCGTGCTGCCGGTACGCCTCGGCGACGACCTCGGCGGCGCCGGCGTCGTCCAGGGCCTGGCCGAGCTGTCCATCCTGGAGGTCGCCGGCGCGGGACTTCACCGCGTCCAGGTCGAGGCCGGGGACGGTGACGCGCTTGCCGCGGACGTCGCACAGGTAGCCGTCCTCGATCATCTCCAGGATGTCGAGGGTGAAGACGACCTCTTCCCAGACGTCGGCCAGGCCGCCGTCGGTGCGGGTCATGGTGGCGGTGAAGCCGGCGACGGGCAGGCCGCGCCAGGCGCCGAAGTGCTCGAGGACGGTCATGTAGCTGCGGGCGGCGGCGTGGTGGCACTCGTCGACGATGACGACGCCGATGTTGGTGATGGCGTTGCGGCGGCGTTCGACGGCGAGGGTCTGGATGCTGGCGACGATGACGTCGACGTCGTGATGCTCGTCGCGTTCGGCCTTGACGACGCCGACGCGGAGGTCGGGGCGGACGGCGCGGATCTTTGCGGCGGCCTGCTCGAGGAGTTCCTCGCGGTGGGCGATGACCAGGGCGCGGCCGCCGTTGAGCTGGGTGAGCAGCTCGTCGATGAGGTTGGCGAAGACGACGGTCTTGCCGGCGCCGGTCGGGAGGACGACGGCGAGCCGGTTGTGCGGGCCCTGCCAGCCGGAGATGAGGGCCTTGATGGCCTCGGCCTGGTACGGGCGGGGCGTGAACGTCTCGGGCGTATCAGACATGCCGGTCACCTCGGCTCTCGGTTGCGGGGTTCTGCGGGGATGTTGCGGGGATGTGCGCGGGGTTCTTCTCGCGACGCTCGACGCGCCCTGACCTGCCGGTCTGCGGGGTTTGCGGGTAAGTGCGGAATGTCTTGTGGGTCTGACGTATGGGGCTGAGATCTTTTGGAACGCGACGCATGCACAGACGTGTTGCGGGTGTTGTGTATGAGGGGGTTACGTATACGGGGGAATAGCTCCCGATCCCGCACATCCCCGCATCCCCGCGAAACCGCAGGCCAGGGGCCGTTTCGCATCCCCGCAGCTTCCCCGCAGACTGCGGGGATGTGGGGATCACCGGCCCTCCCCGTACTTGGCGACGCGCCACAGGTTCTGTTTCCGGTGGGAGTCGGGGACGCGGACGACCTTCAGGTCGTCGTAGTAGCGGCCTTCTCTGGCCTTGAGCCAGTGGCCGAGCTGTTTCGGGGACGGGAGGTCACCGTTGTGGAGGCGGGGCACGTCCTCCTTGAGGCCCAGGAGCTCCTTGGTGGGGACCGCGCGGCCGGCGGGAATCGTCTCGTGCCAGGCGGTCAGGAACGCCGCCCACTCTTCGGCTTCGTCGTCGAGGACGGCGGCCGCCGCCTCGCGGTTGGCGAGCCAGCCGGGGACCTCCAGGTAGGCGAGGATCCCGGCCATCACGGAGGCCCATCTGGAGTAGTCGCCCATGCGGGTGTTGACGGTCTTGGCGCCGTCCGCGAGCCACCCGCGGACCATGGTGACGAGTGCGGCGACGACCGTGGACGCGTTGTCGGCGAGCCACGTGCGGAGGTCGCCGACTGCGAAGTTGTCGCGCTGGTCGGGGTTGGGGCAGTCGGGGTCCAGGCGGACCCAGAGGGTGCGGCGGGCGTTGTCCCCGCCGGTGCGCAGGTTGTTCCCGGTCAGGACCCATAGCCGGTCGTTGGGGATGCTGACGCTGCTGGTGCTACCGAGGAGTCGGTCGCTCCAGTTGGCGGAGGTGACGAGGGACGACAGGATCGGCGACTTGACGATGTGGCCGTTGGGCAGGTTGTCCATGGCGATCACCGGGTCGCCGCAGTCCCACAGCTTGGCGGTGATGGCCTTGCGGAGTTCGGCGTCGTTCTCCGGCCACGGCGTTTCGGCGAGTCCGTAGACGTAGCCGAACGCGTCCTTCAGCAGCGTCTTTCCGGAGCCCTGGGAGGTGCTCGTGATGACGACGACGGGTGTCGGTCCGGGAACGTAGGGGCGGATGATCGGAGACAGCAGGGCGCCGAGGTACTGGGCGCAGTCGGATGCGTCGACGAACGGGAAATCGGCCAGCATCTGGTTGAGCACGATGTCCTTGGCCCGCTCGACGGACTCCTTGGACACCTGCGGCTGCAGCCGCCGGAGCGGCACCCGCGGGTGCATATACAGGCCGGTGCCGCGGTCGTAGCCCGGCGCCTTCACCAGTGTTCCGTCCGGTCGGACAACCGGCGACGTGACGATTCCCCGCAGCGGCAGCAGCGGCCAGTCCCGGCGCCCCAGGATCGTGCCGCACGTCTTGGGCATGACCAGTTCGCGGACTTCCTTCGTGCCCTCGGTGATCGGGTCGCGCACGATCTGGAAGGTGGTGACGTGCTCGGCGAGGTAGGCCCGCAGGTTGTCGGTTCCCAACTGCTTGACGAGAGGGTTGCCCTGGTCGTCCTCGTAGACCCAGCACGGGCCGGTGGACCGCTTGTACAGGCCGGGCATCTGCTCGTTAGCCATGATGTCGAGCAGGCCGTCGATGGCGTCGGCCTCGTTGGTGATGTCCAGCTCGGGCTTGCTCCGGACGATTCGGAGGTCCGGCCCGCCGGCCATCTCCTGCTCGTCCGGGTCCGGGACGCTGTCCGGGTCGAGGGCAGACGAACCGTCGTTGAACGGGCCAAGCTGCCGGGGAACGGAGCTGAGGCGCTGCCGGGGCGGTTCGGAGCCGTATCCCTGCTGGCGGAGGTCGGCAGCCGCACGCTTGAATGCCGGAGTGGTGTTGCTGCCCTGAGTCAGGAGGGTGTAGGCCGCGAACTTGGAGTACGGCGTCCAGGCGTCGAACTCGGTGGAGCTGCTGAAGACGAACAGCCGGTCTTTGTCCGGGGCGTGACCGGTGGTTGCGGAGATACCGCGGGTGTCCTTGCCGGGCCGCCGCCAGTAGCGGGTGCGTCCGCGCTGGTGCAGGCACTCCCAGCCGTGAGCGCCGATGATCTGTGCCCAGTCGGCCCGTGCGTCGAAGTCCTCGCCGGGCCGGAGTCCGCCGCCGGGCAGCGGCTTGAGCTCGGTCGGTGCGGTCTTGGGGGTCTCGGGCTTGGGCAGCGTGTCGACCATCCGGCAGATGTCCCGGATGGCCTGCATGGTCTCGGCGTCCAGCGTCGGGATGCTGTCCGGGTCTCCGGCGTGGTGGAGGTACGGCTTCCCGGAGGCGTGGACGGTACCGCTTGATGGTTCGACCAGGCCGTACCCGCCTTCGCCGCGCGTCTCGATCTGCACGCGGATGATCCGGCTGTTCGGCTTCTGGCGGAGCCGCTGCTTCTCCTCGTCGGTGTACTCGTCCTCGCGGGCGAGTCGCGACGCCAGCTTGGTGTTGCCGGGGACGTCGCCGCCCTCGATACGCACGCGGTAGTGGCGGCCGCCGGAGGGGGACTCGGTGGCCCAACCGTTCAGGATCTGCGCCCAGGGCTCGCCGAGCCCGGAGGCGTCCATGATCTCGGTGACCTCGTCGAGGACGCCGTCGGCAATGGCGTGCCCTTCGAACTCGATCATTTCGACGTTGCCCGACACGGCGCCGTAGACGACTGCGATACCGCGGGGGCGGTCCCCGCCGAACCACTGGTCGTGTTCGGCGGGGACCGAGCGCTGGACCTTGTAGGGGCTCCAGCTGCGGACGTCGGCGGCCTTGCTGCCGTCTGCCTTGATGGGCAGCAAGCACAGGCCGGCGTCGTCCATCTCGCGGGCGGAAGCCCGGAGGTCGGTGGGCTGTGCGTCGTTCAACGTGACACTCCGGTGCGGTGGATGGGCCAGCCGGGACCGGCCGGGATCTCGGGCAGGCCCTTCAGGGCATTCGGGGTGTGGGCCGGGCACCGCATGCCGGGGAGGTAGTGGCGAACGCCGTCGACCTTCTTGCAGTGCCGTCGTTCGGCGCCGAGCCAGTGGTCGCACTCGGGGCGCGTCTGGTCCTTCATGTCGCCTCCCGGGTCGCGGTGCGGGCGACGGGCGCGAAGATTCCCCGCAGGGTGGCGATCTGTTCCTCGGTGAGCGGTGGCGCTGCGGCCACGTTGCGCTCGATGCGAGCCCAGTAGGCGGCGTTCCGGACCGGGTCCTCGAAGCGGACCGGGCGGGCCGGGGGCGTAGCTACACCCCCAGCTGCCGGCGTGCTGTTCGGCGCCGTCACTTCTGGTCCTGCATGTGGTCGAGCAGGTCGCGGATGGCGGCGAGCCGCACGGTGGGGGTCTGTCCGGCGGGGACGGCGATGATGGTGCGGCCGTCGGTGTGGTTCACGAGGAGGGCCTGGAAGCCAGCGGCCAGCTTGGGGTTGGTCTCGAAGAGGCTGGCGGTGTCGAGCTCTTCGAGCTCGATGTGGTACTCGGCGAGGAACGCCGGGGTGAGCACCTTGGCGGTGTACTCCTGGGCGAGGGCTTCGATCTGGTCGAGCTGCTTGCGCTGGATGGCCACCTTCTGCAGCAGGGCGCGCGGGCTGATCACCTGAAGATCAGCCAGGTTGCCGAGCGTGCTGGCGGTGAGGTCGAGCTGTCCGTCGTCGGGGTCGGCCATGACCTCGGCGGTCAGGCTGGCGACGATGCACTGCTCGGACATGGTCGGCGACGCCGTTGTCGCCTGTGCGATGCTGTCCATAGAGCTGTCCCGTTCTCATTGCGTGGGTTCGCGATTTGCTCGACTGGCGCCGCCGGCTGGACTCCGGCGGCGCCGCCGTTTTAGGCGGCCGGTTCCGACTGGACTTCGGAGCCGACGCCCGACTCCTCCGAGAGGAGGGGCTTGAGGTGACCAGCAAGGTCATCGAGGTCGATGACCAGGGCCAACCGGTAGAGAGCCTCGAGCGAGAGTTGTTTCTCGCCGCGCTCGACCTTGGACAGGTGTCCGGGGTCGATCCCGGATCGTGCTGCTGCAGTCCGCAGAGACAGCCCTTTCGCCTCGCGGACAGCGCGTAGCGACCGAGGCTTCAACGCGGACGTTGAATCAGTCTGCATGTCGTTGACCGTAGGCCACCACGGTCACATAGTCAACGATCCGTTGAGTGAATCTGGCGCGGCGTTGACTCATGGTCTACGGTGGCGCCATGACAGACGACGAGACCCAGGCCGCCGCGTTCACCTTCAAGCCGGCCGTCCCCCCGCACGGGCCGATCCTGTCGATCAACGAGATCGTGTCCTACAACCTCATGAGGGCTAGGCGATCCAACGCTTGGACTCAGCAGGAAGTGGCTGATCTTCTGGAGAAATACACCGGCAGGACGTGGTCGAATGCGAGCGTGAGTGCCGCTGAACGTGCATGGCAGGGCGGCCGGCCGCGCAAATTTGACGCGAGCGAACTGGTGGCGCTCACGAAGATTTTCGATGTCCCACTCGGCTATTTCTTCCTGCCGCCAGAGGATCAGGAGTACGCCAACAAGTGGGTCTCTATGAAGAAGTTCGAGGGACAGGAGCCTCCGCGCGGGCCGGAGGCACTAGACCGCCATGACTTCATGGCCCTGCTCCCGACGGCGGATCTACTGGAATCAGTAGGCGCACATAAGGCTGACCTCGACTATGCGGCCAGGATGAAGCGGCTGGTCAAGCGATACCTGGGTCTCGACTGGAGGCCAGACTCGTGGACCATCTTCATCGGCACTAACCCCGACACGGGAGAGCTTCAGATCGGAAAGCAGGTAGACGAGGGCGACCGCGTTGGACCTGAAGAGCGGCCGGAAGAGCGGACTCTAGAGAAGCCGAAGTTGACCTGGCCGCTGCCTGATCATTTGAAGGAAGCCGAGGAGCTTGTTGGTGTCGGTAACGAAGTCATGGCTGAGCAGGAAAGTTGGGAGCGAATGATCCAAGATCGGGTTACGGCTATCGTCGAGGCGAAGACCCGGCAGGTAGTCCAAGAGATCGTCGCCGAGGTGGGTAAAGAAATTACCCATTTGGTAAGGGGGCAAGAGAAGTAGTCAGCTACGTGTCGCCCGCTTCCACTGGAACACGACGGCTTCGTAGTCGAAGTACCCGCCGTCCGGCATCCGCCCCGGCCGCGGCGTCCGCAGCGTCACCTCCACCAGCGATCGCAGCACCGCCCGCTTGCGGTCCAGCTCGAGCGCCTTCCACGCGGCGCGCACGTCCGGCGCCCCGACCAGTCCGGCCAGCGGGTCGGCGGTCACTGCGCGCGCCAACTGTCGGGTGACGCCGTCCAGCTGCGCGCGGGCCGTCTCCATGCCCTCGGTGAACGGCGCCAACTCGAGCTCCCCCGCGCCGAACAAGCCACCGAGGTCCCGCATCCGTGCGCGGATCTGCTCGCCCTCCGCCTGGAGAGCGGCCACGTCCACGCCCTCCGGCGCGGGCTCCAGCAGCTCGTGCGCGTCGGGCTTCTCCAGCCGCTCGACGATGGTGTCCTCGACGTACTGGTCGACGACCTCGGCGCGCCGGCCGCCGCCGTGCCCCGTCGGGCACTTGTAGCTGGGGTACCGCCGGCCGCCGGACTGGGTCACGGTCACGTACCCCGTGCAGTCGCCGCGCCCGCACCGGTACAGCAGCGAGCCCAGCCACTTCGGCGCCGCCCCGGGCGTCGTCTTGCGCGCGGGGTCCATCAGGATCGCCACGACGGCCCTGTGCTTCGCCTCGTCGACGATCGGCTCCCACTTCCCGCGGCCGACCTCCTCGCCCTTGTAGACGGCGATGCCGGCGTTCCGCGGCCGCATCAGCATGTCCCGCAGTTCGACGTGCGTGACGGGGTTCCCGCGCGTGGTCGTGATCCCCTTATCGGCGCACCACTTCACCAGCGATCGGAGTGACGCCCCGGACAGGATCTCGTCCACCCAGAAGCGCAGCGCCTCAGCCTCATCGGGCACGACCTTGGCCATGTCCAACTCTGGGGCCTCGGTCTCCTCACCGGTCTTCCGGTCGACCTTCTTCTTCGTCTCCCCGGTGGGCACGCCCCATCCGAACGGGCGGATGCCGCCCGCCCACTCGCCGGCCATGGCCTTCTGCTGCCGGGCGCGGGCCACGCGGTGGCCCTTGTGCTCGGACTCCTGGCGGGCGACGGCGCCGAGAATCCGCGCGGTCATCCGGCCGGACGGCGTCGCGAGGTCGATCGTGCCGGCCTGCACGGTGTGGGTGGCGATGCCCCGGCGGTCGGACAGCTCGATGTACTCCTCGAGCTCGACGATGGAGCGGGTGAGCCGGTCGGTGTGCCAGACGATGACGACGGTGGCCTTGCCATCGTCGAGGTCGGCGAGCATCCGGCGGTAGTCCTTGCGGAGCTTCCCGGAGAACGCGGACACGTCGTTGTCGACGTACACCTCAACGACGTCCCAGCCCATGCGCTCGGCGAGCGCTTCGCAGTCCTCGCGCTGGCGGTCGACGCCGAGGCCCGCGCCGGTGCGGTCCTGGCTGATGCGGCAGTAGATCACGGCGCGCGTCCGAGCGCCCCCCGTCTGGGTGGTCTTCAT